GTCTGACTCTTAACTTATGACCCCATGCGTATTCCTTATTAGATTTCTTAACAACTTCTTTTAATCTTAATAAAGCTGGGTCTTCTCTGTTAGTTACAGTAAACTTATAACCGCTGAAAGGTGATCTTTCTTTGGTCCATCTTGCTAATGCTGTATCTGATTTCTTCATTCTACAAGTTCCTCTTCTCTTTTGTTGTTCATCCATTCCTGTAAACACGAAACGGCATCTTTCTTTATTAAATTAAAATCATCTACTAGATAACTACATGCTCCGAACATATTACATTCGCCACTTGCTCGAAGTTCGTCAAGAAACTCAAAACACTCTTTCTTATAACTTTTTGTAAGATTTCTAGGCATGCTCCCTCCACATTGGTGATTCATCTACTTTCTTTTGATCTTCTTCACGTAAGTCTTGATACTTTACATACTTGGCTACAGGTAAGTCAACTAAGCTAAACAATCCACCTAGTCTGCCAAACTCATCAATAGGATAAGTCATTGATTTATAAGGAACTTTTATTTTATCTTCACTCATTCTCATCTCCATGATAAACTTTAACTAATTCATTAAGATACCAGCTGGCTTTTCCAAGATCATCTTGAGCTCGACCTTTGTGCTTAAATCGCCAGATATACTTTATAATATTACCTTGCAGGTAACCATCATAACCATCTTCACCACAGGCTGCTTTGATTGCTTCAAAGCATTCAATATCACCTTGACGGTAATGAGGTGGGTTTGTGACGGTAGCTTGCAAGATCTTTTTAGATACTTTATTCACTGAAACCTATCCCTTCTTCACTAAATATTTCGGTTACTGCTTCAAGTGCATACGTGTCGATTTCTTTACTCATATTACTTATATACTGATCGTTAAGATTTTTCTTTTGAAGTACTTTTATAATACCATCTGTAACTGCTTTAAGACTTTCTCTATACTCTTCTTCAATATTATGTTTAATCTTTTGGCAATTATCATGAGCTATTTTAAGCACTTCATTAATTTCATTCTCAAGATGTTTATGTAAATTCGACTCTCCTTGATGTTCAACTTGTTTAATTGCTTCACGTATTAAAGTAAAACTGGTTCTATATGCAGCAGCTGCTTCGTATTTTGATTCTTTTTCAGCTTCAGCAGTAAGATTATCTAAAGTTTTAGTAGCTTTTTCAAAGGCAAGTCGTACGGCAGGAAAATACATTAAGTTATTCATTTGCTTTTCTCACACTCTTTGTCGGTCATTGTTAAAAACTATATCGCCATTGGTGCTCAGTAAGTCCGAACACCAACGACGACTATTAGTACGAATATTGCTAATATGGCAATTGCAATCATTAAAGCTCCTTTGCTTAAGGAAGCTTAGAACGCGATTTCGCCTTCAGCAGCAGTTGCAGTTTCAACTACATCAAAGCCAGCGCTTGGTGTATACTCAACTAATTCAACAACTTGAACAGCTGTTAAAGAAGTGGCTATTCCTTTTCTGCCTGGTGCTTCATACTCATATTGCCATAGATTAACGTTTACTTTAGAACCGTTACCAATGTTGTTAGACTCCATTGGCTGTAGTTTTCCGTCTACAACTTTAACAGGTGCATTCGGATTACCATCGGCTTTAACGCCTTTTCGCTTAAGATTGACGAAATGTACTTTCTCGTCGTTTTTATCCATCTTGACGTTAAGACCATAGTCTTGTAGTTCTTTAATCTTGGCTGGATCATCTGTAGCTATAACCATTTCCCACTGCTTAGAACCGAATGGGTTCACAGGCGCATCAGTACCAGAGATACGACAAAATTTAGCAAGAACATCTTTAATGATTAAAGAACGAGGGTAAGTAGAGTTTTGATTAGTACTGGTCACGATATAAGACTCCTTTTGGGTTTAAATTAAGGGTAAAAATAGTATTAGAATTATTTTTTTGATGGGCCGAAGCCCACTCAAATAAAATAATTAGGTAGAGGTTAGATAGAAGGGTAGTTTAATGGGACTCAAAGTAATAGTTAAAGAGAGTATTTGTTGGATACATATTGGTCAACAAATAAATTGTTAGAGACGATATAGATAATTTCATCGACCCCTAAGGCAATATTAAATTTAGCTAAAACGTAGGTAAAGATTTCATCATGTTTCATGCGTGTTTTCCTTTCGTCATGAATTTGGTGGTTGTACAATGAGATGAG